GAGAACGCCGAGATGAAAACCAAGCCACCGGAACAGATGGAGATTATTCTACCGTAAGTAAACTCCCCTCTCTAGCAGGACTAGGACTTCAGGCTCCTATTCCTCCGTCTAGCGGTATGGCAGGGGCGTTTGGTCTTTCGGTTCCGAAGCGTCTCCAACCTTAACGAAGGGCAAGCGGTGCCACAGCTTCTTGGGCCGAACGGTAGGCCGATCAAGGCTAGTGACTTCACGAACAAGAAAGCTCCCCCGCCTAAGACTGGAGAAGCATTCGGTCAGTGGGCTGGAAGCGATGCTGACTTCGCTCGACTCCCAGGAGGCGGTGTAGTTCAGTTCGACCTCAGCAAGTTGACTCTCCCTGACTTCCGAGCGATGCGTGACCACTACCAGGTTAACGCATCTCTGTCGGTTCTGACCTTCATGCTTCACCAGGTCGACTTCCATGTCGAGTGTGAAGACAAGAAGATTGCCGATCTTTGTGAACGTCAACTTCGCGAGATCTGGACACCGCTTAACAGGTCGCTGGGCACGGCTAATTGGGCTGGGTTCTCGCCCAACGCGCTGAATTGGGAGAACGACACCGAGCTTCGCGAGGTGCGCCTTGACAAGATCAAGGACTTGTACCCGGAAGAGTGCAGGGTTCACTGGAAGCTGGTAGACGGCTATGCGCCTCCCGGTTTCTCGCCACCTAAGTTCAAGGTGTTTGACGGTATCCATCAGAGCCCTGGACCTCTCACCTACGATGATGAAGGAAGAATCCGTCGTGGTTACTCCTGGCCCATTCCAGTCGAAAACAGCTTCTGGTATCCCCTCCTCATGGAGAACGGTGATTACTCCGGGCGTAAGTTGCTGCGTCCCGCTTTCACTTCCTGGTTCTTCTCCGTTCTCGTCCACCTCTTCGCCAACAGGTACTATGAGCGCTTCGGCGAGCCCACTCCAGTAGGCCGTGCGCCTTACGACGAGGAGTTCCCCGGTACTCCTACTGATGGTGAGCCATCATACGGTAACGTCAAGATGCTGGAGATTCTTTCTCAGCTTCGTAACCGTGGAGTTGTCGTTCTTCCGAATGACCGTACTCCGACTGGTGCTGGTACTGCGAGCGAGTTTGACTACACGATCGAGTACCTCGAGTCGCAGATGCGTGGTGCGGACTTCGAGCGGTATCTCACCCGTCTGGATGAAGAGGTTAGTCTCGGTATCTTCACTCCGATTCTGCTTATGCGTACCGCTGACGTTGGCTCGTACAACCTCGGCGTGGGTCACATGCAGATCTGGCTCTGGATGCTTAACGCTATCTGTGGCGACCGCAAGCAGTACATCGACAAGTACATTCTTCGCAAGATGACGGACTACAACTTCAGTCCAAAGGCGCCGTCGCCAAAGATTGTCTTCAAGAAGCTTGGAGACAACAACATGGACATGCTCCAGGCAGTCATTGTCGAGCTAATTAAGAACGACAAGGCGAAGCCAGACCTTCAGCAGCTCGGCGAGCTGGCAGGGTTGACACTGACTCAGGTTAAGCAGCTTGCGGACAATCCTACTGCCGATGCACCGCCTACTGACAACGCGCCTCCGACGAACCTTGCAATTCGCACTGCTACTGACATCATCGGCCGTGTCCAGCCTCAGATCGAAAACGCTTTCCGTGACGGGAAGTTCGGTCCTGAACTTAAGGTGAACATGGGATACAAGCGTAAGCTCGAGAAGGCGCTTGAAGCCGAAGGCACTCCAAACGCTGTCTCGTATGTTAACAGAATGTACGAGAGGATGGATCGCTGGGTCCAGGACGTTTGTGCTCTTGGTCCTGACGAGATCAGTGGACCAGACAGTTTCATGGATATGTTCGAGAAGGTGCTGACGGTTGAGATCGGCGCGCTTCCTTGAGAAGGACTCAGCATGAACTGAGATGCTTCTGTGCTCGGAAGCCTCTTCTTGCTGTGTACGGGGTTGACGAGAACACCAAGCTGTATGTCCATATCAGGATTCACAAGCAGAGCCGAATCTACGGTGAAGTTCTAGTAACTGAAGGTGTTGTCCAAATCCACTGCAGAGAGTGTCTGCGGTGGCATCGGATTATCATTACCCAGCCAGGCAAGGCTCAGCTCGAAGAGACTGAAGTACCCCCGATGGTGGCTACCGTCTAACCCTCCATGCTTGCGCCCGCGTGCGCCCGCCCCGTAAGGTCTGGTCCGACATGACGAACAGCACTGGTACCGTCCCCCTGGACGAACTCCTCTCGCAACTACCTGCCGGGCATGTGGGTCGGCAGGTTGGTATGCGTGCTACGAAGGAGCACAAGAAGGGTGACGACTGGTTCCGCGTTGATAACGCCCACGTCGAGAACGATGCTGAAAGTTCTGATCCGGCGAAGGTTTATATCTTCGATGAGATCGGCATGTGGGGTACCAACGCTCAGGACTTCATTAAGCTGGTTCTTCAGATCGACAAGGATCAGATCGAACTTCATCTGAACTCCCCCGGCGGGTCGATGTTCGATGGAGTCGCAATCTACAACGCACTCAAGATGCACAAGGCTGATGTCAGCGTCTATGTGGATGGACTTGCTGCTTCTGCGGCTAGCTTCATTGCTCAGGCGGGTGACTCGATCATTATGACCGAGGCAGCCACCATGATGATTCACGACGCTTCTGCTTTGGCTTACGACAATGCCGACGGAATGCGTAAGACCGCAGACATTCTCGACAAGCTGAGCAACAACATCGCCAACATCTACTCCTCGCGTGCAGGTGGCACCTCGGATGAGTGGCGAGCCTTCATGCGCGAGGAGACGTGGTACAACGCTCAGGAGGCAGTTGATGCTGGGCTCGCGGATCAGGTCGGTGGGACAAGTGACGACGTTAAGAATGCGTGGGATCTTTCGATCTTCAACTACGCAGGACGAGACGAAGCACCCTCTCCCCTCGAGGTCAAGAACAAGGTCAACCAAGTTATCAACAAAGTCAAGGAGACTTCCGTGACGGCAAAGCAGCCGAAGAATAGCACCGAGGGCGAGGTCGTTCCGGAGACTCCTCCGACTACGCCTGAGACTCCTCCTGTCGAGCCCGAGACGCCGCCGGCTGAGGGTGACGAGCCCCCGGTTGCTCCGGTTACCGAGCCGCAGAACAAGCTTGTTGGCCCTGTGACCGTCCGCTTCGCGGACGGCACCTCGTCCAGTGACCCGCAGGTCATTCAGTCGCGCATCACTGCGATGGAGACTGCGCAGCACGAGGTTCAGGTCAACAACCGCAAGGCCTTCGTCGCTTCGCTGGCCAGTGGCCCGCAGCCGAAGGTCCTTGCCTCACAGATGTCCCAGCTCGAAGAGTTCGCGCTGGAGCTTACGCCGGAGATGTACGAGAAGTGGACGGCCTCTTGGGATGCTGTGCCAGTCTCGTCAGTCCTGCAGCCCCCTTCAGTAGTGCCGCCCGCCGGTGATGGTTCTGTTACTCAGGCTCAGGATCGCATCGAGGTTCTCAAGGGCACCATCAAGAATCACAAGGATGGTGGCATGAGGCCCGAGCAGATCATGCAGACTCAGAGCTACAAGGACCTCATCGCACTCCAGCCCGACTTCAAGCTCTAGGAGACTCACACATATGAGTACCTTCATCAAGGGCGGGTCGACCACCACTCCTTTCGGCAAGCGCGAGTACCTTCGGAGTACCCGAGGGAACAAGTACGAGTCGTACACCGTGGCTGCATCGACTGTGCCTGCAAAGACCATCGATGGTAACACCGAGAAGATTCTTCAGCCTGGCACCGTCATGGCGAAGATCACCTCCGGTGGAGAAACGGGTAAGGTTGGTCCGTTCCAGGCTGGTGTCGCTGATGGTCGTCAGACCGTCGCCAACATCGTTGGCCTGAACGACACCTTCCTTCCCTGGCAGCTCATCGAGCGTGACGTGGAGATCGCCGTCATGTACATCGGTACTGCCGTCCAGGGTTGGTGCGTGGAACTCGATGCCGGTGGCCTCGAGATCACACTCACTAACACCACCGCCGACGCGATGAGGTCCACCAAGGGCCTCGACGTGACCTTCAAGTAGAGACAGGAGTATAACAGATGGCTACTTCTGTCAACCGCCTTGTCCGCAAGGAGGTGGCACTCGGTTCTATCCGAGAGAAGCTGCCCCCGAACGAGCACATCGGTCTGCAGATCGCCCCGTTCCTGGACGTTGACTCTGACGATGTGATCTTCGATTACATCAAGGGTGGTCTGTCTGAGGGTCTGGCCCCGGCTCGCGCCGAGGACGCCGAGGCTGAGCTGGCCCTGAAGGATGATCTGGCCTACGGTCAGGGTCGTGCCGCTGTCATCGACTGGTCCCTCAAGGACCGTTACGCTGCCAGTGACGTGACGCGCTACCGTGACAGCCTCCTCATCTCTCAGGCTGTCGGAGGTGTTACCCAGGAGCTGAACTTCAACTTCGTGGGTAAGACTCAGGAGGACTTCGAGAAGCGGCTTGCCCGTCACGACGCCCTGCGGCGTCGGAAGCTGGACAACCGACTCGAGAGCCTCGTGATGACGGCTATCGAGACGAGTGGCTACACCTACAACGACGGTAAGATCAAGTTCACCGTCGCCTACGGTCGCCCCTCGGACCAGACGAACATCGCGCCCGCTGGTGGTCTGTGGGGCCTTACCGCCTCCGACCCGATCGGCGACCTGCTCGCCGTTCAGGACCTGGTTTACAGCCGGGTTGGCCTTCGTCCGACTCG